GGTACGATACCGACCAACCGAAGTACCCTTGGTGTCTTCCTTGTCACGGTAAGATTGAGCAGCAGCTTTAGTTTCTTGCTTCGGCTTAGGAATCGGGGGAGTCATCCGCGAAGCAGGCATTGCAGTAGTACGCTGGGCAGAAGCCTTTACGGGAGGAGTAGCTGGCTTCTTGTCAGCAGGAGTTGGCCGACGAAACTCAGGATCAGACTTACCTGCTTCTACTTTAGGAGTACGTGCTTCATCAGCAGTAAGCTGCTTGCTTTTAACGGAGTTCTTAACACTAACACGTTGAGGTGCACCACCAACGGTTTCACCTTTAGTAGCAGCACCTTTCATGGAAGAACGTGCAACTTTTGAACCACGGCGAGGAGCCATGGCACGAGCATTCTCTTCTTCACGTTGAATTTGAAGCTGTCGTTGACGCTTCCTTTGCTCAGGGGATAATGCAGGCATGATTAGTTAATATGGGATAAGATAAGTCCCTCTCTCAAGGGATTATGACCGAATGTAGCCCTCATAAATGAGAGCCAGTTATTGCTACCTTTAGCCTGATTACATCTCCAACAGGAGGGTACAAGGTTTGATGTAAGGTCTTCACCACCATAGCAGCGAGGACGAACGTGATCCAATGTAAGTTCATGTAATTCATAGGTTTCTCCACAGTAGACACATTGACAATTGAAGTGCTCTTTAATGGCTCTTCTCCAGAGCCGTTTAGCTTCAGGACTTGTCATGGTTATTAGGTTTTGGAGGTAATGATCAGGTGTTGGCAGCAGCGGTGTCATGCGAAACGTTGGCCTTTGCGTGGGCGACGACGATTAGCTGATGGGTTTTCAAGTTTACCCTTTGTAGGTCCGGTATGGGAAGCATCCATTCCGTCACCGTTGCCATAAGTACCAAGTTTTCGGTTTAGTTTATTAGCATCGGTACGGATTTTCAAACCGTTGTTGGTTTTGTTGTACTTTGCTTGCTGTTTTTGTCGGCGTTGACGTGCCTTTGGATTCTGTTTGTAGTACTCAGACGTGTTTTGAGCCATACAGCCTCCGTTGTACCATTTCAGGATCAATTTTAGGCATTACAGACGCCAATTTATCTAGTGGGTTGCCATCATAAGCAACGCCACTGATGTCATTTTTGGCAAGCCAGTCACACGCCGCCTTAAGGTCTTGTGTGCTGGCTTCACCAGATTTAATTCGTTGTAGGAACTCAGTTGTTACGAGGTTATGAAGCTCGTTAAACATGTCCTCAGTGGCTTTCTTACTGGCCATTTCTCAGTACGATCTGATCAAGTTTATTTTCGATGCGGATCATGTGATCCTCCATCTTTTGTAGAGCTGAAGATAGCTCTTCACGTTGAACATACTTCTCTGCAATGCGAAGTTCTACACGGTCAATACGTGAGTCAACTTCGTTAATGCGAGTGTGCATACGAGAATGAAGGGCAACAACAGCAGTAAAGACGGCAACAGTGCCTGAGACGATTGCTTCAATCATTGTTTTCTGAAAGTCATAAACCAACCAGTCCCAGGACCATCAACTTCCCAGCGTTTGAGCCAGTTAGCCCAGGAATAACGAACTGACATACCACCAGCACCGACTTTTACATAGCCGCCGTTGGTATTATCTAGTTCACCGTAGGGATCGTGGAAGATGCCCTTAGCTCCGTCATCACCAATCAACAGCATGTAATGACCACCACCTGTTGGGGCAGTCGCTGGACCGTGATGAAGGATGCCTGTTGCTACTGGGTAGCCCTGTTGAAGTTCAAACAGGAGCTTTTGTTTGGTTCCGGTGGTGTAAAACGTGGCAAGGATGCCGTATTGAGCACAGGCTTTAATCTGTGCGGTAGCTTGCGTTGTATCACCGTATTTAAGTACGGTCTTTAAGTATGTATCGTCAGCATTACTCCCTTTAAGAGCATCTGGTAGGAGGTACTTGATGGCCATAGCACATGTAGAGCTAAAGCACATCCGGCCTCCATGACCAGTTGCACTATCAGTTTGGGCGTAATACTGCTTCACCGGAAGCAGCACCATAGCCTCAACCTTTAAAGATGTTCTTGACTTGGTTAAGCTTGTCGTCCTCTTTACGCAGAGGCTTCAGGGCGGCAATACCGCCAAGAATCAGTTGAACAACACTATTTGATTTGAGTTTAGATGCACCGATAACTTCAGAACCCAGGAACAGAACGAAGAAAACGATGGTCTCATAGGAGACTTTAAGGCCAAGAATGGTAAGCATTGGTAATTACCAAGTAATGTTTAAAAAGATTAGGCCCAGGGCAAACCAGCAGCTTTGGTCGGCTGACGCTGTTCATCAAGCTGAGCCTGGAGAGCGGCTTCAACTTCAGCCACCTTTTCTGCGCCAAGCTGGTCTTGGAGCCAACCCACAACGACTTCAGGGGTCAGTTCGCTAAACGGAATCATTTCGTCTTCAGGACGCTCCAGACCAATGGAGCCGTATGCACCAGCTGCATAGGTGTCATCTTTGGCGTCAACGGTGTAATGCACGGTGTAAACGAAGCCGTCGCCGACTTCGCGTTCCATTTGGGCAATGTTCCAGGTGAAAGTGGTAGACATGAGTAAGGTGTGTATGGAGAAAAAAAGAGCCCACCGATTGGTAGGCTCAGGTGAGAGTGGTTAGTGAGTAGGACTACGACGCCTCAAGGGCTGCAACTTTGGCCTGCAACTCAGCAATAATGACTTGCTGGTCTTGAATTGCTTTGATGCAAAGGGAAACCATGTTGCCGTATGCAAGTGCATCAGGTGTTCCATCCTCTGCGTATTGCACAAACTCAGAAAGACCTGCTGCGTCTACCTCTTCAGCAATGAGGCCGCCATACTGAACATCGCCATCTGCATCGGATTTGCTTTGATAAGTGACGGGTCTTAGTTGCAGCAGTTCAGGCAAGCCATGGGCAGCATCAGCAACATTGCGCTTGTACTTGATTGACGAGGTGCTTCGCTGCAGTGTACCTGCACTTGTTACAACAACATTTGCCGCTGTTGCCGTTGTGAAGTTGTATGGTGAATTGGTGCTTGTGCCAGTATTAACAACCCCATCATTTCGGACGTAAAAGTTTGCGGCGTCAGCACTGTCAACAACGTAAAGAGCGAAGTTGGAACTCGTGGCATCGCTTCCTTTAACGTGCAAGCGAATTGTTGACCCAGGTGAAACTCCAATACCAACGTTTCCTGTTGAAGCAATCCTCATCCGCTCCGTCGGGCTGCTCGCTCCATCGGCGGTAGTGGAGAACACTAGGCGGCCAGGCATATCGTTGGCGCCGGGGGTGCCGTCTACAAGACAACGGATTTCAGCGCCGGTAGAATCAGAATCTGTCCCGTCTGCCCCATTAAAACGAATGACTCCTAACTCATCATTTTGCTCAACAATTGTATTTGACCCAACAGAAGCCCCCCTAGACTTTCCTAGATGAAGACACCCAGCACTTGTGCTGCTGCTGTTCTGGAAAAGAACAAGCCTTGACCCGGAAGCATTTATTCCTTCAAATATGCTGGGAGAGAACCCTCCAAGATCACGCGCCGTATTTGTCCCCACCAACAGCCTGCCCGAGCTATCGATGCGGGCTGCTTCACTTCCTCCTACAGTTATGCCAATAGTATTGGCTGCTGGGCGGAAAAAACCCGTGTCTGATTCATTGTATACCTGCAATCCCGGCGTTGCTGCGCTATCTGCCAATGAGGGCCTTAATTGACTTGCACGGATAAGGCCAACAACATCTAGTTCAGACGCAGGGCTAGTAGTGCCAATCCCTACACGGCCTGCAGATGTAACAACAAGAGCTGGTGTTGAAAAAGTCGCTCCATCGACTGCTGTAGATGGCGTAATTTCAAAACCATTATTGACGTTGTACTGGCTGCCAATCAACCAGTTGTGATGAGAAGTGGTTTGATTGCCTGTAATCCACAGACCACTATTTGCGCTTTGAGTTCCAGCAGTGCCGTTAATGCGAATTGAAGCATCTGCGAGTGCCCCTGTTGTTCCAATAACAGCAAGTTTATTGCCAGGGCTGCTAGTCCCTATCCCTACGTTGCCTGCGGAGGTGATGCGGAGGCGTTCGGTTGGGGTAGCTGCTGCTGAATTGGTGCCAAAAGCCAGATAATGATCGTTGCTAGATGTTTGGTTAGCGGCTTCGATGTAGGCATAACGAATATTGCTATTTGCCTCGCTAACGCCTGAAAGGTTAATTCGTACGCCCTGCCCAGCATTGTTATCAGCCGGACCATTGTTCAGGAGCAACACATTGCTAATTGCTGATGCGCTGTCACTGCGAACAAGCAACCGGTTGTTAGCGTTGCCAGCAAGAGTAGACCCCAGACCTAAGCGCCCACTGGAGTCGATACGCATGCGTTCTACGTCTGATCCAACAAGAAAACGAAGAGTATTCCCTTGAGCGCCTACGCCTCCCACCCGAATAGCGTTTCCGTTTGTTCCATCAGCCCGCAAACGGATGACGCCATTAAGGCTTGGAGATTCGACTGATACTCCATCAACGCCATCTGCGCTTGTGGCGCAAGTAAGCAAAAAGCTAGGGCTCGTAGTGCCCACCCCAACATTCCCACTCGCATTAACGAACAACCGCCCAGTGCCATTAGTTGAGATGGCTACTTGGTCTGCACCGGGAGAATAAATACCAGTATTTGCATCGCCGGTGAAGGTCAGCGTGGGTGCAGCAGCAGAACCGAGCGGATAGCTAAAACGCTCAGAACTGGTCCACGCATCGGTTGAATCAACCCAGTTGATGGTTTTATCGGTCGCACCTTTCAGCGTGATGCCGCCACCGTCAGCGGTTACATCGGTTGGGGTGGTTACATCGCCAAGAATAATATTTTTGTCTTCAATAACAAGGTTGGTGGTATTGATATTGGTGGTCGTGCCGTTAACAGTCAGGTCGCCTGCAATCGTTACCGCGCCAGAGGAATCAATCAGCAGACGCTGCGTACCGCCGGTGGTCACCGCAACCTGATCGGCACCGGGGGAGTAGATG